TATTATTATAACAAATTATTTTAAAAATGTCAAGTTCTTTCTTAAAAAAGTTTTCCTTGTTCAACGCCATATAATTTATATTGTAATTTTCCATCATGAAACACTTCTACATCATCACCATCTAATTGTTTAATTACTGCTTCATTATCTGCATCTATTTTACTAAATTTCAATGTTTGTTTACCTTTTGTTTCGACTATATAAGGGTTTTGCTCTTTGGGGAGTTGCATAACTGTTCCTTTAAGTGAAATCCTGTCTTACAAATGTAAAATGAATCTACAATGTCAGATACAGGGTTAGAAATTTTGGTTGATTTTGGAGACAATTGGCCTTTCAAATCAACATGTGATTCTGACAAAAACGTTTCATACATTAATTCTTTATTGGCATTTCCTTTTCCTGTGGCGTGTTTTTTGATTACTGTGGGGGGAATCGTTGTATAACGAAACCTGTTAGTTTTGAGTTGTTGTTTGAGGATTCCAGTATTTTCTCCAATATTGAAAACTCTACCTGTTGCTGCAAATGCATAATCTTCCAAATAAACATGAGATGCTCTATTATCAAACCAACGAATACATTCTATTGTCCAATCCGCAAGTTTAGTAAATCTATCAATATCATCCGTATATTCTGGATATTCATGGGCAAGAAATACTTCTCCTAATGATTTATGTGATTTGTTTTGTTTCAAAAAATGAAACTTACAATTTTCAAATTTTATCTCATTATCAATTATTTTTGCTACGCATATTGCAGGCGATGTTAATGAATAATCAATTCCTGCAACATATCTAATCTTCCTCAAAGAATTCATCATAATAGGGTTCCATTAATATTCCGCAAAAAGCACAATGAAATGCATGTTCTTCCTGTCTGGTTCGTATATCATCTGAGTCGTACATCATAGTATATTTCGCATTACAATTATCACAATTTATATCCAGTTCAACTTCCATGTTTCTCCAATTAAAGGTCTACAATCTCACACCCACCTTCGGCCGAACAAGCAAGTTCTTGTGATGCTACTGTATAATCCTGCTGTTCGTAATTAGACAGGGCTGACCAATCTACCTTTTTTGGTATTTTGGTCAATAATTCATCATGTTCTTTTTTTGTACAATCTTGATACGGTGCCTGTCTATATGTATGATTACTAAAAGGTAAAAATGAAATACCACTAATCGAATCAAAATTATTCCATACCCATGCACCAACATCAAACCATTCGTGTTCTTTAACAGAAATCGTAATAGATGGCTTGTGTTCACACCAATGTTGTTGATATTTAGTCCAAAGTTGTAGTTGTTCAATTGCAGTCATGTCTTTACGACAAATTGCACCTTTGGGACTTTCCATTGGAAAAGAAAAAACAGTTGTGTGTTCTGGTTTAGTTACATCTGGTTCGTTTGGAAAATTGGCCTCTTTCATCATTTTACAAAGAGGATCTTTATTATCCGCTCTTACAGTTCTGATATAATTAGGATTATGCCTGGCATGAATACCAGAAGCACTATCAACAAGCTGACTAACAGTACCAGAAGGTTTGACACATGTAATGGCAGCGGCTCGTTTGATTCCGAGTTTGTCTGCCCATTCTCTGTTTGTTTCGATTGCGGTTTTTCTGAGATCATTTAAAAGCTCCTCCAATCCTTTTTTTCTACCATTGGTCAAAGGATTGTCTAAAATGCCGGTGAGTGAAACACCAAGAAGACGTTCTTCGGTGCAATTTTTTTCCCATTCTTTGGTAAGATACCTGAAGTTAGTAAGGGTTGATTGAAATGTGCCAAGGATAGTTGCAGATCTGACTTTCTTTTTAAGAGATTCGATATCATCAGATCTTCGGATAACGCATTCGCTGAGATTACAGAACTCTCTGCTTCTAAGAATGATCTCGCTGCAGGGGTTAGTTCCAAAATCATCTCTAGGTTCTCTTCTTGCAATAAATCCTCCATTTCCATCTGGCTCCTTTTCGTTTAGTGATATTACTTGATTTTTAGCGGACATTCCATTATAAACTCCACGTTCTCCTGACTTTGAATCGTAAAGAGATAACCATTCTCGCATATAAGTCCCTACATCAGGCCGTTCCTTATAATTAACTGAATTGTTTGCTAGTGCTCGTTGCACATTAAGTTTGTACCATTCTCCATGTTTCGCAAATCTCATTTCTCTGTCATTGAGATCTGAAAGACTAATAAGGGCACTTCTACGTACACCACCCACCACAACTATTTCTGCAATTTTACAAACAATATCATGACATTCGATGGGTTTAAGTTTTCTTCCTGCCGCATCTTGAAAAATCTTTGTTGAAAAATGAAACAAATCATCTAACGGTTGAGGGCCAGAAGCCCTTCCTCCGAATGTCTTGAGGGGTTTTCCTGCATCACGAACTTTTGTAAGATCCCACTTTGGAACTTGGCCGCTCCATAACAAACTCAGGAGTTCCTTGAATGCTTTTGCCCATCCAAGTTTTGAATCTGCAACAACAATTGTCGTATCGGTTGGATGAAAATCTTCTGCAACTACTGGTAAATGATTTACGTGTTCTGCTTCTACACTAAATCCTACTCCTGTTCCGTTCATAAGAACATAAAGAATCTCATCGAAAGAACGAATACTGTCCACTTTAACGTATGAACAATTATAACCGGCTACATTTTCTTTCCTAAGTGCATCTCCAGCGGTCATCAGACAACGCATAGAAGGCATAACATTTAATGATAATACATCTTTTCTCAACTCTTCAACCAACCCATTGCCCAAATCATAATCACATGTTTCTTTTAAATGTTCTTGGAAGAAAGAAAAATATCGGTCTACTGTTTCTCCCCATGTTTCTCTTCGTTTTTTATCGTAATCCCATCGTGCATATCGTGAAAGGTGAATGAATTGTTGGTATTGGGTAGGTAAGGCGGCGGGATTGGTTGGGTTCATTTTTTCCTCCAAGTGGCGAGATGTGTTTTTGCAAGTAGACCATTGTACGTGTTCGTATTTATTATTTCGATTAATTTTGATTCTCGTATACCAGAGAGAATCATGTCATTTAAATCTTTACAAGTAACCGATTCTGGCCAGATGCAAATATTCCAACCATTATCAATCACTTTTTCCATTCTAGAAATGATTTCTTTATTTCTAGGTTCATTGTCAAAGACCATTGTTCCTGTATGATTATCCAATGCACTTGAAATCTCAATTTGTGACCTCAAGTTTACATCTGATCCGGCCATTGCAATACAGTTCGGCAGAAACATAGAATCAAATGGGCCTTCAACAACATAAAATTGTTTCTCCAAATCCAAACGATCCAATCCGAATATTTTTGGGGAATCTTCGTCCATCTTAATCGTGATATAACGAAGCAGAGTATTTGTAAACGCTCGTCCTTGAAACGTAATGAGTTGTTTGTCTTTGTCAAAGAAGGGAATTATTATTCGCTGTTCTCTTTCATTCAAATCATACTCTCGTTTTGTTACCTTCATAACAAAACTTTTAAAATCCTCTGTATAATATAGGTAACTTAAATATTGAGGTGGGATTGCACGATTGACCAGATATTTTTTTGCAAAATGTTGATCATCAAGATCACTAATTCGGGGAAGATCTATCTTGGTATGAAATACTGGTTTCTCATGTTTAAATACTGGATCGGGCGTGTTTTGGCCTTTTCCAGTTACACCTTCCTTATATCTTTCTAGGACATATTGTTTGTGTAATTCAATATCAAGTTTTTTGAGGAAATTGGAAAAAGTATTACTTTGTCCACAATTATGACAACGATAAAAAAGGTCTGTCTTTTTTTGATACAGATAACCTCTTGCTTTGGTTTTACTTTTTTGAGAATCACCACAAAATGGGCAACGGAAGTTGTACAACCCCTGTTGTTTACGCTTAAAGAGAGGAAGTTTGGACGAAACCAAATTTATATATTTTGTATCAATATAAGAGGGCATAACAAATTTCTATTTAGATTATAATATTCTATTATATCATAATCTAACAAAATGTCAAGTTCAATTAGATAAAAATTTAGGAATGATGTTTGATAGGAGCCATGCAATGGCGGTAGCGATACCAATAATGATCCATCTCCACTTTTCAAGGGATTCAACTTTTCTGAATAATATGTTTATATCTGTATCAATTTTCGCTTCAGTTTTATCAATCATTACAGTCATTTTATCATGAAGTTCTCCAATTCGTGTATGGAGAATCTTCAATTCATCTCTAACTTCATTATCATTTGTTTTATGTAGATCTTGTCCTACAAGTAAACGACTTATATTTTCTGAGAGTAAATTTAATTTAGTAGAAGTTTCGGTCAACTTCTTCATTAAGGCATCTAATTCTTTAGTCCGAAATTCGTCCTTAATTTTTAATGTTTGTATCTCAGTTTGTAATTGGTGGATAGATTCTTGTTCTGGCATAGGATAATTCTGCTGGTCTAACTTCTTCTATGAATTGTTTACAAAAAAAGGCAAATGCTTTTGGTGCAAAAGTGTTTGTATGCACCGACCACGATTCACCTTGTAACTCAGGATCGTGACCATCATTGTGTATCTCTATTTTATTATCTTCATTGTCTGTGGCTTTCCATGTGGTTCGTGATTTGGCAATCCACTCACCATTCATAACTTGTTCGATAGAATCATCTGCATTGAGTTGCAAATATTCTTTAAATTTCAACATATCTATTTACCATGTCTAAGATATTGCATACAACCAGTACTAGAATCCATTACTATAATGGGTTTCTTAGGAAATTTTCTTGCAAACGCACGAATATATTCGCCGGCCTCATCTTCACCAACATAACCACTATAACGAGTATATTTCTTTTTACCCAAACGTGATTTTTGAAAATATGTAGGATCTATTGCAAACACATCAATTCCACCAAACCTTTTCATAACTAATCCTTTTGGTGGTTTTTTCAATAAAGGGATTCCCCTTGTTGCTATATTTCCACCACCCATTGCTGTAGTGGGAGAATCCTCATTTAATACATCTTCAAATTTTTTCAATGTTTTAGAATCAAATTCTAAATCATTATTATACATCCGCTCAAACTGATCAAAGAATTGTAGTTCTAATTCTTCTTCTGTAATCTTATATCCGTCTTGTTGTTCTTTGATTAACCAGAGTGCGGCCGCATAAGATGCGAGGCGTGATTTTCCGCCGGGAATCTTTCCCATTAATTTTTTGATATTCCAAATTAACGTATCGGAAAGATTATATGCATCCTTCTCTTCAGAAGTTTCTAAATCTCTACGCCGTTTGAGGATCTTTCCTTTTTCATCAATAATACCCAATTTGAAAGCATCTGTCTTCTCAAAAGGAGTTACCAGTTTCTTTAAAAACTGATAGACAAAATATATGTTCCCGATTCCTGCAAGAATTCCCATTCTATTCTATTTTCCTTAATTCTTTGATGGTAGTTTCATT